CAACTTTACCTGGTAATAAATCTTTTACAGTATCATTAAATTTAGCAACAGATAATACAAGATTGTCTCCAATTATTGATACTACCAGAGTTAATATGATCACAACATCAAACAGAATCAATAGTGTGGTTACAAATTATAAAACTGATCCAAGAGTAAATTCTTTCTTTGACGATCCATCAGATTGTCAATATGTAACTAAGATTGTTAGTTTGAAGAATCCAGCAAGAGCAATTAAATTGTTCCTATCTGCTCATGTAAACGTGGAGTCTGATATTAGAGCTTTCTATGCAATAGACAATTCAGAAAATGGAGATCCTGTGTTTATTCCTTTCCCTGGATATCAAAATCTAGATGTTGATGGAGATGTTATTAACTTTGCAGACAATGACGGGACATCTGATAAGTTTATTGATAAAAATTATATAAATCAAGCAATATCGACAATTGATAGTTACGCAAATTATGAATTTACTGCAAATAACTTACCAGATTTTAAATATTTTAGAATTAAAATTATATTAACATGCACAAATCAAGCTTATGTCCCTAAGATTAAAGATATGCGAGCACTTGCACTAGCATAATGAGTGATTATATTAAGGTAAAAGATAATAAAATTCTTTTGAGAGATCAGAGGAGTAATGCCATTGTTAATGATTCTAAATATGAATATGAGAAATATATGCGTCTGAAAAAACAAAAAGAAAATGAGGTGAATCGAGTTAAAAATCTTGAAGATGAAATTAGCAATATAAAAGATGATGTTGATGAAATAAAAAATCTTCTTAAAACTTTTATAGAGAAATTACAATAATGGCAAACTCTCTTACTTTTGATCCAACATCAGGTGCTTCCGTTTCTATTAATTTAATAATCAACACTGGAGCAGATTTTATAAATGAGTTTACGGTAAAAACAACCTCTGGATCTGCTTTTGATTTTTCTGGTGCTGGAACAACTTGGAGAGGTTCATCTCAGTTGTCAAAGAGTGTTTCAATAGGATCATCATCTCATGCGTTGGCAACTTTTAATGTCGGTTTTACAAGTGCAGCAGGTGGAAAGTTTAAAATATCTCTCGGATCAACTCAAACAAGAAATTTAAAAGAGGGAAGATACATATATGATGTTCTAGTGAGTTCTGGATCAACGATTTACAGAATTGTGGATGGTAATATCATTGTAAGACCTGGCATATCGTCTGCTCCATAAATATTTAAAATAGTAAAAGACTGATTATGGCGCAACCATCATCAAGGGGAGAGTTAATAGATTATGTAAAAAGAAAACTGGGAGCGCCAGTTTTGGAGATTAACGTGTCTGATGAGCAAATCGAAGATCTTGTGGATGACGCGGTTCAATATTTTCAAGAAAGACATTTTGATGGAGTATATCAAACTTTTTTAAAATATAAAATTACTCAAAATGATATTGATAAAGGAAGAGCACCTTTAAATAATTCTGTTGTGGGATTAACCACAGATACTGTTACCACAACGATAGTTGGTGCTGCTACGACGTTTACATATAATGAGAATAGTAATTATATCGAAGTTCCTCCATCTATTATTGGAGTTACGAAAATATTTAAATTTGACGGATCAAATTCTTTGACCAATAATATGTTTAGTATTAAATATCAGTTATTTTTAAATGACATTTATTATTTTGGATCAACGGAACTTTTAACATATTCAATGACAAGATCTTATTTAGAAACTATTGATTTTTTATTAACAACACATAAAGCAATTAGATTTAACAAAAGACAAGATAGATTATATTTGGATATTGACTTTGAAAGTTTAAATGTGGGCGATTATATAATCCTAGATTGTCATAGACTCTTAGATCCAAACACATACTCGCAAGTTTGGAATGATTCTTTTCTAAAACAATATTTAACTGCTCTTGTAAAAAGACAGTGGGGCATGAATCTAATTAAATTTCAAGGAGTTAGACTCCCTGGAGGTGTGGAACTTAATGGAAGACAAATTTATGATGATGGACAAAGAGAACTTGATTATCTTCTTGATAGGAGTTCATCTTATTATGAGTTACCACCACTAGATTTGATAGGATGATATGGCACTTAATCCGTTTTTCACTCAAGGAACATCCTCAGAGCAAGGATTAATACAAAGCCTCATTAATGAGCAACTTCGAATGTATGGAGTTGAAGTTTACTATCTCCCTAGAAAATATGTAACTAAAAAAACAGTTATTAAAGAGGTAATACAATCGAAATTTGATAATGCATATCCAATAGAAGCCTATGTCAATACCTATGATGGATATGAAGGACAGGGAACTATTCTGTCAAAATTTGGTGTGCAACCTTTAAATGATCTAACATTAATCATATCAAAAGAAAGATATGAAAATTATATTTCTCCATTAATAAAAAATCTACCAAATATTGAACTATCAACTAGACCAAAAGAAGGTGATTTAATTTGGTTTCCTCTTGGAGATAGATTGTTTGAGATCAAATTTGTTGAACATGAACAGCCATTTTATCAACTTCAAAAAACTTATGTTTATGAACTGAGATGTGAACTTTTCCGTTATGAAGATGAAATCATTGATACTGATGTAGAAACCATTGATGATAATATCAAAGAAAATGGATATATTCAGACTCTCACTCTCGTTGGGATTGGATCAACAGCTAATGCTCTAACCACTATTCACAATGGTGGATTGCAATTTATTCAATTAATTAACGATGGATTTGATTATGAAAGTGATCCAATTGTAGCTATATCCTCAGCTCCAACAGGAGGAAAAACTGCATCAGCTTTGGCATTTGCAAATTCTGGACTTGGAATTAGTTCTGTTGTAATTGTAAATCCTGGTTTTGGGTATACAAGACCACCAGGAATCAGTTTTATAAGCACAACTGGTAGTGGTGGAATTGCAACCGTAGGTATTGGAACAACAGGAACCGTTGGCATCGTTACAATCACCAGCGGTGGTTCTGGATACACAACAGCACCTGTCATAACTTTTTCTGGCGCACCTGGTGGAGGAACCACCGCAACAGGATTTTCAATCCTATCTGGAAATGCAATATCTGCAATTTATATCACTAATGCTGGATCTGGATATGCATCTGTTCCAACAATTACAGTTGCTGCACCAAATACTCTTGGCACAGGTAATTATCTCTTTAATGAAGTAATTACTGGTAGTAGTTCTGGAGCAACAGCAAGAGTTAAAAATTGGACAGCATCAACTAAGAATCTTCAAGTTGGCATCATTACTGGTAGTTTTGTAAGTGGTGAGGCAATAACTGGTTCAGAATCTGGAGCAGTTTATGCATTTTACAGCGCAGAAACTCAAGATCTTGTTGATCCTTATGCTCAAAATGATGTTATCGAAATTAATGCTGATGATATTTTAGATTTTACACAAAGAAATCCATTTGGTGAACCATAATTTAAAAAGTTGTTAAATAGTTTATATAATAGAGTTAGAAAATGTTTGAATATTTTTATCACGAAATTTTTAGAAGAACAGTCATCGGATTTGGCACTCTTTTTAATAATATAAACATTCAACATAAGGATAATAATAATAGCACCTTTAGTGTGATGAAGGTTCCTCTTGCTTATGGTCCTACACAGAAATTTTTAGCAAGATTAGAACAATCACCAGACTTGAATAAACCAGTTCAATTGACATTACCAAGAATGTCTTTTGAATTTACAGGGATTACATATGATCCTTCTAGAAAAACAACATCAACAAAATCTTTTATAACAAAAAATCCATCTAATCCAAAACTTCAAAAAAAGACATTTATGCCAGTGCCTTATAATATGAGATTTGAACTGTCAATTTTATCAAAAACAAATGACGACGCTCTTCAAATTATTGAACAAATATTACCATATTTTCAACCATCATATAATTTAACAATTAATTTAGTTGAAACAATTGATGAAAATAAAGATGTTCCAATTCAATTAGAATCCATTTCAATGGATGATCAATATGAGGGAGATTATACCACAAGAAGAGCTCTTGTATATACTTTAATTTTTACAGCCAAAACACATCTGTTTGGTCCTGTACAAGACAGTAAGATTATTAAGAAGGCTACTGTTGATGTTATGACTGGTCTTGAAACTCCGAAGAGAGAAATGAGATATACAGTAACTCCAAGAGCCACCAAAGATTATAATAATAGTATTGTTACTACTTTGGATGAAGATATTCCTGTTGGTCAGACAATATTTGTTGTCAATGATGCAACGAATCTATCTACATCATCATACATTTATGTTAATAAAGAAGAAATGTATATCACCTCAATATCTGGAAACAAACTTACAGTTAGAAGAGGTCAAGATAATACAACTCAAACCGAACATGTACGAGGGTCTACAGTTAAAACAATTACAACTGCTGATAATGATTTAATTGAAATTGGAGATGATTTTGGTTTTAATGAGACAGTTTCTTTCTTCCAAGATTTCAAAGAATTTAGTCCAACACTTAACACTGATGTTGACTTATGAAAACTGATAAATTCAGCGAATTGAATGACGTATTTGATGTGGAGGGAGAAATTGTATCTGCTGAAAAATTATCAAAGGAAATACAAAAAGTATCTAGTGGAACAGACATCAAAAAAGATTATGAATACACAAGAGGAAACTTATATTCAATAATTGAAAAAGGTCAAGAGGCAATAAATAATATATTAGAGTTGGCTCAGGAAAGTGACACTCCAAGAGCTTATGAAGTTGCTGGTCAATTAATCAAGAGCGTTTCTGACGCAACTGATAAATTAATGGATTTGCAAAAAAAATTAAAAGACTTAGAAACTGATGATGCTCCAAAAGGTCCAACCACAGTTAATAATGCTCTATTTGTTGGATCCACAGCAGAACTTCAAAAATTATTGAAGCAGGGTTTATCCAATAGAGAAAATGCCTAGAACAAAAGATGAAAACCAAACAAATCTAGGTGATTTCTTCTCTCTTGTTAAGGAGGAAAAAAAGAAGAAAGAGGAAGAATATCAGTCTCTTTTAGGAGATCTAAATTTTGTTTTAACAGAACTTGATAAAATTTCCAAAGTTTCTAATCCTAATAAAAAATCAACAATTGTAGTAGAATCAAAAAAGGATTTAAAAACTAAAAATTTAAAAAAAGAAGTTAAGATAGAAGAACCAAAAGTAGATATTAACAATCTTTTTGAAGAACTTATAACCTTAAAAAAGAAGGAAGAAGAGAAAAAAAAGAAAGAAACAAAAGATATAAAAACTTTTGAAAATTGGTTATTTAGTGAAAAGATTGAAATTGTAGACGAGTTTATTAACTCTAATCTCAATGAAGATGATCAAGAAACAATAGAGTCACTAACTGAAATTTTTTCTGAAAACTCTGAAATCGCCAATGAAATTATTGTTGATGAAGAATCTAATGATGATGAAATTTTCAATATTCAAAACGAAGAGGAAATAAAAGATGAAAATCCATCAGTATCTCAAGTATTAAAAACTTTAAAATCTCTCATCAAAGATGATAATATTATTGAAGAAAAAAATAGTGAAATAGAAAGTCTTCGAAAAGAGGTAAAAGATCTTAGAAATCTTCTTTATCA